GTGGTAGTAGTACTAATGGTAGGACATACTATATCTATACAATTATCTTGTTGATCTATATCTAATATAAAATCAGTAGGTACATTCCTTTGACAACCTTGATCACTATCTATATGAAGTTTTTCTCCTATTCTAGTATTATAATACCATTTTCCTACAGTCAAAGGTTGACTATTAATTACCCCTCCAGTTCCAGATATTAAACATGTATCACAATAATATGTAGTTACATCATATCCATATGATTGACATATAGTTACGTCTTCTGCATTTCCTTCTAAAGAACAATCTATAGTATTCTCAATAACCCCTACAATAAAATCAAGATCATCACAACATCCATTAATTCCTGAATAAAAGAAATTATTTTCAGCAATGTAAAAGTTAGGAAGATAACTATGAAAACTTATCCATGCTTTTGCATTAACATGATATGAAACTGTCCAACTCTTATTACAAAAGTATTTTGGATCATCTAAAGAGATTAACTTTCTTGTTATAACTTTTGCCATAGCTTATAATTTTGTAAACTTTATGGTATAAAATTTATAGTACTAAATGAAGGTAACTGTGATGCTCCATTTATACCATATGATAAAGAAGATAAATAAGTTAATGTATAAGGAGTAGTTATATCTATATTATAAAGAGTAGCAGAATCAGCAATATATATACCACCACTATATTCATACAACCCAAAAGGAGCAACAAGAGTTATAGGAATGTCTAAATCAACTGCCCCAGTTGTATAATCATACTGAGTTACAAATTTATTACCCCCACTATTATTATTAAGTACTATTAATTTATTAGTTGTAGTTAATACGAAGTCACCAGTTACAGTTCTACCACTAATTGAACTAAATTTTAATGTATTTACACTTGTAGTTGTAGTAATATCACATTCGTATACATCTCCACCAGCATTATTTATAAGAGTAACATCATCTTTAGCACATAATCCAGCAGACCCATTAACATTAGTAATCGATCTATTAAATATAGCAGTAAAAGGACTTAAAGTAATATTCCACTCATCAATCCCATGACTAGAATAGAGCCATAATTTATTTGCCGTATGGGCAATATCACTACTCGTAGTAAGTATTCCTGGAATAGTCAATAATGATGAAATATTTGTAACTGGATCATATGCATAAACTTGAGTTGGATTATCAGATGTATTAAATAATACACTACCTTCAGATACTATTATAGTGGTAGTAGTTGTAGTTGTAGTGGTACTAGTTGCTGGATAACATGGAGTTTCTGAATCATTATATATAGAATATGCTCCATTAGTTGCTGCGATCCAAGTAGCGTTACTATTAGCATTAGTAATAGGTGTAAGATTTCTATATAAAGTTTCTTTTAAATTCTCAGTAATCCAATATAATTCATTAATACAAACTGCATTATAAAGTTTTCCATTATTTCCTATATAAGTAATAGTTGTACCATCTAATATACCAACAGCATCACTAACAAGTCTTACAGGATTTCCCCAATTCATAGTACCATTTGTTGCAGAAATTGCATTTGGATCATTATATGAAAAATCTATTTCATCAGTAATACCATTTCCATAAGAGTAAGCAGTATATTGGTTAATACCAAAAAAAGTACCATCAAAAGCATTTCTATATCCAACTGGAAGTAGATGTAATCCAAAACTATCTAATGCATTATCATTAGGAGATAACCAATTTATACATAAATCATCTATAGATTTATATTGTCCCATATTTATATAAGTAGATACCAATGGAGTTTGACTTCCTGAATATAATTGAGTCCAATCTCCTCTAGTAGCTACTCGCCAACCTGTATTAGCAAGACTTGCTCCATTTATTCCAATTTGTGAATATCCATTATAATAATATTCATAACAACATTCAAGAACAAAAATAGTACTTGTAGTAGTGGTAGTAGTACTTGTAGTAGTAGGTATCTCCTCCTCAATATAGAACTGATTGGTAACATTATCAAATTTAATTTGATTTGTAAATTCAGGATGAGGAATATAATCTAGTTTTGTGATGATCACTCTGTCATATTTACTATCATAGACACCATGTAATCCTATTCCTGCAAAATGATTATCTGTATTTACATCTGGAAAATAACGTAAGATTTCAAATGCTAAATGATCTGTAAAGAATCTATTCATCCCTGATCCAAATGCTGATAAATCAATAGCCTGAGTATCAGAAATTAAAAAGATCTGTCCTCTTTTAGCATCAACTGTAATTTGACCTTGTGGTATCCTTAAGAGAAATTTATTCTGGCTTCCTACATATCCTAAATCAGTTTCTGCAAAATCAATAGGAGGAGCACCTTTAAATAACGAATCATTACCTACAAATGCTGCCTGAGGGTTACTTGTATTAATAGTAAGTAGATTGTTATATAAAAGACTTTTGTCCTCAAAACGAGCTAAAACTGCCCTATTTTGAATACCATCTAAAGAAATAAGAGGTCCATAGTTTTGAGGAAAATCAAAATACGATAAAGCTCTAAATGTAAGCCATGCATTCACTCTATTGTCAGCAGCGGATGTTTGTACATCAGAGTAGATTGCTCTAAAAGGAAACTGAGTAAAACAAGATCTATCCCAGTCTATAGGAATATGTGTAAATGTATTTTCTGTATTCTGTTTAGAATAAGTTGTATTGTAATAATAGGTATTATCCTGAGCAATTGGAACCCAAGATTCTTGTACCCAATCATCAGGAATTGATGTAGTAACATGTGGATAGAAATCTCCTTCTCTATTATTAAAAGCTTGTCTTAAATCTGTATTATAAGAACTCTCACAATAGAAATAAGGAACTCCATAAGCAAATAAATAGAAATATCCACTATAGAATAATAAAGTATTACTAACAACTGTACTTCCTGGAGCAAGTGTTGTACTAGTTGTAGAGGTAGAAGTATTTATAGAAGCAGTAGTGTTTCCAGTTGGGCAATCAAAGTTGTGTGCCTTATACGAAATAATACCTGGAAGAATACCTGCAGAAGATGTCACATAGTCTTTAGTTATACTTCGTGCAGAATGCCAATATTTAGGAAAAGCAACATTACCAATCTGATCGTAAAACACATCACTATCATCAGGAGCATTCACTCTATTATCTAAAAAGAATGGAAGTTTAGTTTTAAATCCAAATCTACTAATAAAGGTATCTCCACCAAATACTGTGTTATTAGTTGAAGGAACCTCGAATACTCTCTCAAATCCAGTATCAATAGTTTCATAAGAATACATTTGACCCCATTGATTCACAATGTCATTCTTTAAAGAAGCATAGTATGATACTACTGTGATATCTTCTATATTTGAAGGATTCTCACAATTTCCTTTTCCTGAAATAGTAAATCTTGAATGATCAGATATTTTATTATTAATACTTATCTGATCATTAGGAAAAGGTAAATTAGTACCATTTGTTTTTAAGAAGATAGAAGACTCTCGTTGGTAGTTATTAACAGAATGATCATCTCCTACAGATTCAACAATAGGGATGAGGTATCTTGATATATCTAAATTACGTTGTTTTACTCCTGTATTATTTGGAACATAGTCTGCATAGTTATAATCTGCAATAGAATTAAATGAATATGCGTAATTCTGTCTAGTCATTCCATTAAGATATATTTGAATATATGCTTGATAGGATGCAATCAATAATGTAGTATCTGCTCCTGCTACTTTTTCTGAAGCAGTTAATGCCTGTCTTTGTGCTTCTTCTGTTAGAAGTTTATATTTTGCATTATTTCTTACTTGTATAAAATGAGCAAGTCCTTTACCATATATAACATTTTCTAGTTTTAATATATTACCTAAAAATGGTTGACCAAAGGATGTCTCAGGAGAATTAAAAATAAGTCTACCATTATCAAATAAAGGTGGTAAAGAATTAGTTGTATCATCAGTAGTACAAGTTGTATTATTAACAACTGATTCTTGAAAAGTAATAAATATACCACAATGATCACAACCTTCTATACATCCTGGTTTAGTTCCTGGAATTACATTTACTAAAAGAACATCGTTATCAGGAAAACCACGTAACCATGTTGAACTAAGTCCTTCTATACGATCTAACCATTGAACTCTCCAACCACTACAAAAATCAAAACTACCACTACTAGACTGAACTAAATACGTGTCATAGTTGGAATAAGAAATTCTAGATTGTCCAATAGTACTTGTAGGTTTAGTAAGAGAACAGATTGACTGTTGTGTACCTAAAGTAGTATATTTATCTGATGATATAGACTTTCCTGTAATACAACTTGTATAACTTAGTTGAGTAAATCCATCAGGACCTAATGCTGTAATATCAATATCAAAAGATGTACATGACTCAGCAAAAGCATTATTTGTAATATCAAGAAAGGGATCAACTCCTAAATCGTTATATGGATAATTTGGATAGTAATAGTCTTGATTATCTTTTGTATATTTTCCAGCATTTCTTAAAATACCTTTTGCAACAATGGACTTATTAGTACTACGATCACCTCTTAATATTTTATATCCTATTATCTCAACTTTCTGACTATGAGTTAAGTTAGATGATCCGATAAGTCCTAATATTTGCTGAGTATCTACATGTATACCAATTGGAAATACAGCATCGTTACCCATTACTAAATGAGTAGAATCTATAAAAATCTTTGATTCAAAAATAGGACTTACAAGAACATCTGGAAATTTATGATGTCTAATTTTCTGTCCACCAAGATCTCCCCACACATTAGTATTACAAGGATATTCTTCTGTTGACTCCCAATAAGCCATTTCTCCAATTTGATAAGGACCTCTATAATTAATATCTGCTGAATAACCAGGTGAATTACCAGTTACAGAAGCAGTATTATATATTTTCCAATAAGGAGAATAACCTACTCCTCCAGATACATAATCAGGATTACCAATAAAATCAGGATTTGTATTAGGAATATCTGGTATACTTTCACTATTACTTTTAGTTCTTCCAGGAATATGAAAACTATCTGTTTGTTTACCATTTGCTAAAAGAAAAGCAATCTCATATGGATATACTTCATCTCGTAATTGTGAACGAAGATTTGTAGCATTTAATTCATCTGCATAATTTTCTATAGCAGGAATTCTCCAAGTTTCCCATTGAAGATGAATCTGACTTGCAATACCCTGATAGTTAAGTCTATCAAGCATAGAAAGATTACTAAATACTAATATCTCTTGTGTAGCAGTTACATCCTGAGCAGTATCATAAAAAGGAAATTTCTCAAAAATATCCTGAATAGATAATGGTATTGATGTTACATTTTGTCCTGTATAAGTTATTTTTATAGTGGAATTAGTAATATAAAAAGTTCCTACCAATTCTACTGTAGATATAGCATTGATTGTTTTTATAACAGCAATATTGAAATATTGGAATTGTCCTGTAATATCTAAATCACTCACTTGAATTATAATAGATTTATCTACAGGATAATTAAAATTTAATGTAGTGACATGTATATCTGCAATAGGTGTAGGATTTGTAATAGACTGATATGAATTATAAGGATTTCCTAAAGCATCTGAATATTGAATAGCAAATTGATAAGTTCCAGCAAGTAGATTTCCTCCATTTACTACATCAATAACTGATAGTAATGGTGTATTAAATTTTGGTTGAATACTTAATTGATTACAATCAATTTGGTCTGTAAACAAAGGATCACATAGAGTTGATCCAGGTTTTAACGTATTAGGAACATCATCAATATTAAGAAATCTTAGAGGATTTAAACCATCTGTCCAATAAATTTCTGTAGCACAAGTATTAACTTTGTGTGCCACTTTAAGTATAGGATGATTAATATCAAAATTTAAACAAGGAGCATTGACTAATGTATGATATATACAATCGTTATTATCCAGATGTCCAATTTCACTCTCACCAGTATCAGGATTAGTTAGAAAGAATATATGTTTATTCTTTTCACTAATGAATTGTGTACCTATAAGAACAAGTCCACTAGGAAATGTAAGACATAACTCATTACCTTCTTCATTTTGGTACGAAAAACTATTAGCATCATAGTTTTCCATAGCTGCATTTAATGCGTAGGTCAATACCCCAGGTTGCAACTGGTTAATTGAACTATCCATATTTAAACCTGCTCTTGCAGTATTCTGATGGATTTTAATATTTGATGGTTCGTTATCCATTTAATTCATTTATTATATCAGTTCGTCTTTTAGTACTAATTGATTTTTCTAATGACCAATTTAAATCTTTAAATCTATGACGTACCATAGGATAATCAACATTTAATTTTGCACAATAATCTTTTAAACACATAGATTGATCATCTAATGATACTATTATATTAGTTTTTCTATTACGAGCTTGTTGTGCATAATTGGCTATTCTACAATTTTTTGGCTCATAATTTCCATCGTTATCTATTCTATCTATCTGAAGTCCCAATTTCCAATTATTACATTGAGCCCAATTATAGAAAGATATAAATTCAGTTCTCCATTCTTCACAAACTATAATTCCTTTTTCTCCATAAAAATTATAACCTATATTATTCTTACAATAACATCTATTTTTCATATTTTGCCATTGCCCGTATAAAGGATGTTTATTTAAACCATGTATTATATTTGTTTCTTGAATTCTTTGTTTATTATAACATCCACAAGATTTAGTTATTCCTCTTTTTATTACAGAAATTGAAGATTTGAACTTTTTTCCACAATAACATTTAAATATAGCTTCTCTTCTTTTCTTTCCATATTTAGGATCAGTTCTATATCCTGCCTCTTCTAAATATTCTATATTTCCAAACATATGTCCAGTAATATAATTTTCTCTTCTTGTAATTTTATAATTTATCATTAATATTCCTGTTTAATATTACCTTGTTCCTGATCAGCCATGATAATTAATTATTACGTCTTCCTAATCCGTGTCTATTTGTGCGATTAGGAAGTTCATACATATTAAATCTATTCAATGTTTGTTTTATCTGCATTTGCTTTTCATTAACAGTTTTTTTCATTATCTCAGTGTTAGCTAATATAAATGTTTCATCTGAAAGTTGTTTATAGTAAACCATTTTTTGTTGAAGCTGATTAAATGTTTCATCATTTGTTTGATTAGTTAATGTCTCAAACATTTTAAATTTAATAAAAGCTTCAATATATTCTTTAATACGATAGTTATCAGGAATCATTTGATTTTGTACGTCATCATATTCTGTACTATAGAAAATTAAATAGACAGCATTATTTCTAAAATTGACTACAAATTTATTATCTCTAACATCAAATGTTAATGCGTCACTACCATGTGGATTAGTTTCATGAACATGTGATTGTTTCTCCCAATCGTTCATATAATTTACGTCACAATGTTTTCTTGCAGATATATTACCTGGTTTAAGTAATTGTTGTTTTCTAAAAGATCTTGTAGATTGATGATTTGTTTTATAAACAGCCTGTAGAATTTCAGGTAGACATGTACCAGTACAATTTGGATCTTGACACAAAGGATTACCACAAGGTTTTCCTCCTATAGTTAGAGGTGCGATTTGAATAGTTGTAGAAGATGTTTGTGAATAAAATGAATTAGCAGTTTGATGAGTGACATCATCCATCTCTATACATAGCCAAGCTTCTCTTACAGCAACAAAGTTATCTGGAAGTCTTGCCTGAAAATCCTCTATATACAGCATTTCCTCACTAATCACATAACTGGATCGTCCTAATTTTCTAAGACATTTATCTACATAAGTAGGAAATAGTAAATCATCAATCGCACCAGTATCATAATATGACTTAAATTCCTCTTTTATAATAGCGAATATAGATTCTGGACTTATGAAATTATATTTGTAGTAATAGCTCATAACTTACTGTATTTACCTGATTTAATATACTTATATACTTTAGAAACTGCTTCTTCTATAGATAATCCCTTTCTTAATCTTGCTTGTATAGTTTGTTGAGGAATTCCTATTTCATTAGCTAAATCTTGTAGTATATAGTTTTTATTTTTATATACTAAATATACAGAGTCTCGTCTATTTCTATCCTGAGTATATCTAGTAGACCATTTACAATTTTCTTTACAATAATTTCCATTAACATCTAGTCTATCTAAAGAATATTTTTTACTTGGTTTATCTCCCATATCTTCAAAAAAACCATCAAACATTAACCATCTATCACAAACGATAATTCCTCTTCCTCCATAGTTTTTAAAATGTTTATTCTTTGAATTAAAACATCTTTGTTTCATTGATTCCCAAGAACTATATTCAGTAGTTGTTGATTTTGTATTATTAATCTGTTTCATATCTTTGTTTTATATTATTAAAGATACTATATTTAATTAAGAATACCAAAAATATGATTTTTATATTTTATTGTGTTGCCATTCTCTATATATATGTTGATACTTTGGGTCAACTCTCAAGTAATGTGTTATCATTCTTGAAGTAGTTCTACATGGTTTAAAATACCATACCTGAGGAAGTATAAATTGTGCTGTTCGTTTAAACCAGTACCATTTAAAAAAGTATCCTTCAGTTTCGTAATTTAAGTTATATATCCTCTTTCCTTTTGCCATTGTTTTAACCCAGTCAATAGGAAGATTTATTCTCTTTTCTCCATTGACTATCTTCATACAATTTCGTTTCATCTTTAGAATAGAGAATTCACCTAATCCATTAGGAAGTTTTGCTTTCTCACCACTTTCAAGAATGTAATTTCTAAACCATTCACTATATCCGTATATAATATTTTTCCATTCTAAGAAGGATATAGTTATAGTAGGATGAGTTTTACAAAAATCCTTGTAGTTTGTTTTACTTGCACTTCGCCATTCAATCTTCTGCCTCATATCTTACTGTGGTTGTTTAGTTTGTGAACTTTGTTGTGATGCTCCTTGAGAGTCAATACCATCCTGAGAAATATCTGCTTTAATTCTAAAATATGTATTTAATAATTGTTGTGAAGTCATTTGAAGAACTGGTTTATGTAGATATCCAGGAAGAGCAAATTCCTTATCCAATGGATTCTTACACCAATCATCATCCGAAATATTATCTCCACAATCACAACCTGTATACATAACCTCATTTGGTATATCTTCTTCAAAAAATGCCACTAATCGTATTGATTGAATCATAGGATTAGTAACGTAAAGATAATCATTTGAAATCCAAAAATACTCATCCTTTTTTATAAAAGGAAGTTTTAATAAATTTAGATAACGATTTACTGATATCTCTTTAATTTTCTTACCTTTTCCACCCATAGCATTTATAGAATACACACCTTGTATAACATATTGGTAATTTCCTTCAGATATATGAGGAATTTTAAATTCACTTCTGGCTATATTACACTGATCTACATAATCACAACATTCAGAGATAGGAACTTCCTTCATCTTTACACAAGGGATTGTTGTAAATAATGTATCGGTTGCCCATAATTTCCTAAGATTAGTCTCTCGTTTGACTAACATCAATGTACATTGTCTAATCTCCGAGGCTATAACTCTGTCGGTTATGAGCGAATCTGTACTTAACAATTTATGTTCTGACCTGATCGAAGAAACTAAAACTCTGAGTGTTGCCATGATAAACTGTTTGAAATTTTAGTAAATATATATTTTTTAATTTTATAAATTAACTGCATAGATCAATTAATACTATTGTTACATCTGTAGTACTTAAAGAATCTACTAACAAACAAGGTGTAGTGATACTTTCATCCATTGTCAACTCGGCATTAAATAATCCACCTGAACAATATTGTGCTGTAAAATAAACTCCACTAGGAGCTGTTCCTGTTACATTATATGTAGCACAAAGAGGTAATGCAGTTGTAGATGTAGTTGTTGTACTACTACTTATTGTACTTGTAGTTGTAGTAGTTGGTAGATTAGTTGTCGATGAACTAGTAGTTGTAGATGTAGTAGAAGGACAGATTACATCAACACAATTATTCTGTTGACTAGAGTCTAATATAAAAGTATTTGGTACAAAATCACAACTACTAAATCCAGTTACAAGAATTTTATGATTTCCAAATGGTAAATAATACCATTTTCCTATAGTTAATGTTTCGCTATTAATAATCTCTCCATAACCTACTTGTAGACAATCACAATCGTAAGTATCTACAAAATATATGTACGCAGTACAAGAAGGATTAAATATAGTTGTTGAACTAGTAGATGTAGATGAACTAGTTGAAGTTGTAGATGTCGTAGTGGTAGTAGGTATAGATAATACTATATTATTTGTACATACTCCCATAGATATAACTGTTATACTAGTAGTTCCAATAGTAACATTATAATCTGCTCCACCTAGTAATATAACTCTCGATACTCCAGAGGCAAAAGGTGTAACTAAATCTAAATTTGAATATAGATTAAATGGACCAACATTTGCTCCTGCTACGGTTAATTGTATATAGACTGTCATACTGTTATTATTGTTACTGTATTATTATCCATCAACCATTGAATGTCTCCATCAGGTGCACCTGCATTACAGGTCATTAATGCTACTGGAACTGTTAATGTAAATACGTTACCAATAGTATTATCAAACACACTATTATCTTCAACAGTTCCTCCTAGATCAGTACAAGATGGAATATATACTATTGTTAATTGTGGACAACTTCCAAAACACTCAAATCCAATGTGAGTTGATAAATCTAATCTAATTTCTGTTATTACAGAGCATAACTTAAACGCACGATCTCCAGTATATGTAACAAGAGGAAAATTCGCAGTAAGTAATGCAACACAATCTTGAAACGCAAACGTTTCTATTCTATTTGCAATAGGTAGATAAATGTCAGTTAAAGAGTTGCATCCAGAAAATGTAAATTCCGATAACGTTGTTATTGAATCTAATCTAGCTGACGTAATACTTACACAACTATTAAAACAAGAACTTCCAAGTGATGTAACTAATGGAAAGTTAATAGTAGTTAATGATGTACAGTGATAAAAAGCGTAATCAATAATACTAGTAATTGCAGGTAAATTTGCTATTATTAAATTAGTACAATAAAAAAAGGCGTATAATCCAACTGAAGTTACACAGTTGGTAGTATCTTCAATGCCTAATAAATTATCATTTCCTGTATATGAAGGTGCATTTGCAAATAATTCCTCTTTTAAAGTTATTCCACTTCCTCCAATTAAATTAATCTCATTTCCTGTTACTACAACAGAAGTAAAGGGATTACCATTAATAGGTAAATCAAAAAACGTATTCCAATCAGAAATAGAATTTGGATCTCCAACAGGTATATTTCCTATATCATCCCATAGTAATCTTAATCCTGATAACTCTCTATTAGTAGTAGTAGTAGTGGTAGAACTACTAGAAGTAGTAGATGTAGATGTACTAGTTGTAGAAGAAGTAGAAGATGATGTAGTAGAAGTAGAAGGTATAACTGTAGTAGTAGTAGATGTACTAGTAGATTGATTATTACAACAATTAATTAATTGACATAGTAAATTATCTAATTTCTGAATAGCTATAGTAATTGTGTCACATGTATGAATCCCTGAACATGGAAGATTTGGTCCATCATAAGTTATACGAGTAGATTGTATAGGTTTTGCAACACAAAATCCACATTCATCATCGTCATCCTCATCACGTTTTGGACGCATAAATCCACCAAATAGTTTGTATTCTGTCATTCTAATTTATTTTATTTGACTTTACAATATTATCTCTCCACCATAAAGGTTGAAAGTTTGTGTAATGACACAGATTAATTACTTCTTCTTCAGTTTTAGCAATAGATATAGGAACAATGTGATCTATATGATATCCAAATCTACTAAAATCTTTTAATGTAATTCCTTCTGGACATTTTGCTAAAATATAATTTATAAAAAATTCTATAGAACATCCTAATATATCTACAGTTTTACTTTTCTTTACAAATGACTTAACTCCTCGTTTAAAAGATTTAGTAATTAAAGATCTTAATACGTTACTAAATTTAAAGAAAGAATCTTTTTCTAATCTACGTCTTATATAATTAACGTGAATTATATTTGATCTTTCTCTATTTTCTTTTTGCCATAATCTACTAGTCTGATTAAGTTTTTCTTTATTTTGTAATCTATATTCTTTTAATTCTTTCTTATGGTCATCATTCCAATCTAAAGACTTTTGATTTAATCTTTCTTTATTTTCTAGTCTCCAAATTTTATCTTTTTCAGGATTAGGTCTTTTGTATTTAGTTTCTGTAATCATCTGATTTATAGATATTTATGGGATGAACATAATGTAATAACAACCCATTCCAGGTTGAATATTATTATGAGCTGAACTTGATCCTTTAGGTCCTACTGTAGTTGTTACAATTATATTAGTAGTAGTACTAGAAGTTCTTCCTATTGTTGGACTAATAAAACTTCCTGTAGTTAGATAACGAAAATCATTAGCATCAGTAGTATCAGCTTTATAATTTGGATAGACAGTACTAGTTAATGAAGTTGCTCCTGTATCTTCACTACCAACATCTGTATTATATTGAAAATGAAAATGTGAATCATTAGTAACGACAGAAGGTGCAGTATGTATATGTGTAGGCATTTGTGATTCTGATAGTGTTATAGAATTAGTACCAGTTTTTGAAAATAATGTATAAGTAGGATTGAATCCTCCTGGTAATACTGCCGAGTCCATTGATATAAGTCCTGGAGTATTAGTACAACCAACTCCTACTCTTCCTCTTTTATCAGGAGTGCCATTAGCACCGTTACAGAGAAACACATTTAACCATGCTCCATAACCTATTCCATCAGGACCAAATCCATTAAGACCAACAGGATAGTTTGTTAGATCTCCATAGTATTCTACTACTGTAAATGGAACCATCTTAGAAGACATCAATCCTCCTACAGAAACACTATTCAGATAAGCTTGAATTATTGAATTTAATTGAGGACCTATTGTAGCATAGTTTGTATGTAACTCATTTGAAAGAGCAATTAAATTAGTATTAGTCGAACAAAGTTTATTAATTACAGCTTGTATAATAATATGTGTATCATCTGCAGGAAGTAAGTCTGTAGGAAAACAATCTACAGGAAGTGTGTAATCAGTATTTAATGCTATTAACTCATCGTTGATTGCATCTATCTGAGTTTGTAAATCACATGCTGCTCTTATTACGGCAACAAATAAATCTACAATAGTTATATCTCCACATGTAGGAAGATAGTTACTAACTATTGTACATGCTGTAGGTTGACAATAGGTTTCTGGAGGAATATCAATTTTTATTCCTGTACCATCTATT